CCGACGTTGAGCGTAGCGGCTACTCCGTATTGGACACAAGGAAAATGAAAATGGAGATGAGTGTTTGCCCATTCCCCTTGTTGGTAGAGGGCATAAAAAAACTTCATGAGCACTGCAAGAAAAACGATGAACGAGTGGCGGTATATGTCGAGGCAGGTTGGAAGAACAAATCCAACTGGCATTTGTCACCGAAAGACACACGGGCGAGCGCAGCCAAGAAAGGCGAGCATGTAGGTCGCAACCAAGAGACCGGTCGCAAGATAGTCGAAATGCTGAGGCATTACGGAATACAAGTCATGGAGCAATCCCCATTGCGCAAGTGCTGGCAAGGGAAAGACGGCAAGATCACCCATGAAGAATTGAAGCGGTTGTGCCAGATGAGCGGGATAGAGTTTAACAGACCCCGCAGCAACCAAGAAGAACGGGACGCAGCCCTACTAGCCATCACCTGCTCCGGATTGCCCATTAAATACAAGGTTGTCGAATCAAACTTTAATAAGTGATATGGACTTGAAAGAATTAAGAGAGCGACAAAGCTGGACCCTGCGCCAAAAGATAGACCACAGCCTCGGTGTGATAGACCAATTCGTATCACGTCTAAACGGTCAGGTTTACGTTGGGTTCAGTGGCGGAAAGGACAGTACCGTGTTACTTGATTTATGCCGTATCGTCAAACCCGATATAAAGGCTGTTTTCTGCAATACGGGCAATGAATATCCCGATATAGTAAGGTTCGTCCGAGAGCTTAAAAACACAGAAGGATATGACATTGAGATTATATATCCAACATTAAAACCTGCCCAAGTATTTGAAAAATATGGATTCCCACTTATCAGTAAATCAACATCTGCTATAATAGGTAAGGTGAGAAAAAAACCAGACGGCAAAGTTTTTGAAAATTTTGTAGTAAAACGTCATAGTATATTTAAGTTGGCGAAGAAATGGATGTTTTTGATTGACGAAAAGTTTGATGTAAGCGAAAAATGCTGTAATCAATTAAAGAAAAAGCCATTTCATGAATATCATATAACAAGCGGGTTGTTTCCAATAAGCGGAGAAATGGCATCTGAAAGCATTCAGCGTCAGATGAAATACTTACAAGCTGGTGGTTGTAATCAATTTGACGATACAATCAATTCAAAGCCTCTATCAATTTGGCTTGAAGATGACATTTGGGCATACATAAGAGAGAGGGGATTGAAAATTGCAGATATATACCATAAAGGGGCAAAACGAACAGGCTGTATGTTCTGCGGATATGGTTGCCAATTCAAAGACGATAACAGGCTTCAACTTTGCTATGAGTTGTACCCTAAGATGTACAATCACTTCATGAACTATACGAACAACGGCGTTACTTATCGAGAAGCGATGAGAAAGGTATTAGCTGTAAATGGGCTGTTTCTTCCCGATGAAAAGCCAAAAACACTTTTCGATTGAAATGATAATCTAAAATAAACAAATGATAGACACCATGAACAATCTTGTATTCAAAGGTCAGAACAACCAAGCACTGACAAACAGTTTGTTGGTCGCTGAAAAGTTCGGGAAAGAACATAGCGATGTATTAAAGGCTATTGACGCATTATACTGTAAAATGGCTGAAAATCAATGTAAAGGATATTTTGCTGACACATCAATAAAAATTCCACAACCGAATGGAGGTGTACGGCATTCTCGTATTGTTGTAATGACACGTGACGGCTTCACCTTGCTGGCTATGGGCTTCACCGGCGAAAAGGCTCTCAAATTCAAACTCGACTACATCAACGCTTTTAACCAGATGGAAGAGACGATAAAAAGTGGAGGACACCACGTCCCCGGCTCTTTCCGTGAAGCCCTCCTGTTGGCCGCCGAACAACAAGCCCGAATAGAAGAACAGCAGAATATGATAGAAGCCAACCGCCCCAAAGTTTTGTTTGCCGAGGCGGTGGAGACATCGCAACGCTCCTGTCTCATTGGAGAGCTGGCAAAAATCCTCAATCAAAACGGAATCAATATAGGGCAAAACAGATTGTTCCAATTATTGAGAGATGAGGGCTACCTCTGTAAGACCGGCGAGAATTACAACCTACCTACCCAACGGGCTATGGAGATGAATCTCTTCGAGATAAAGAAAACGATCATCAACAAGCCCGACGGCACAATACTGGTAACGACCACTACGAAGGTAACCGGTAAAGGTCAAATCTACTTCATCAACAAATTCTTGCGTGAAAAACAACAGAAACAAGCCGTATGATAGACATCAAGCACATCATCGCCTCGATAGTCGAGGAAAAGAAAAAGAATAACAAGGAGCCCTCCATAGCGAGCTTTACCGAAATACAGTCGGTGGTTATCCGGTCACTCAAATCTGAGATAAACGAGCTATGCAAAACCGGTGAGATTGACAAGCACAAGACACTGAACGGGTGGGCATTTTCAATTACTGAAACTTAATATGGAATCGGAAGACAAATTAAACAGAGAAAAATTAGTTATATCTGATTTATGTTTGGAATACCTTTTTATAAAGTCTATTATCAACTATGATCAATATGTAGATATTCATAATAGAATAAAGAAATTCCAAGAAGATAATCATGTTATTGTTAATTTCAATCAATTATCGTCAGCTCGTTTTTATTATAATGACGATCCCGATAAATCAAAAACATTAAAGGTGAAATTAATAACATCGAGCATGAATACCTTTAAACGAGGAGACATCTATCTAAGAAGTTTAGAAGATTCATTGTTTGAGTCAAGATTGCCAGTTATAAGGGAAATGATAGATACCAATACCCTTAATCTCTATACAGAGATAGAAACCATAGAAGATTTGGATATATTGGTTCATGAGTTTGGCTGTCATATCGTTTACGGAGATAAAACAGAAGAAGGAATTATGATAATTGAAAAGTATGATACGAAAAGAGAATAACTATCAATATTAGGAATAAATGAAAGACAGCTTTTTGATTTATAAATCATTTTATAAACCCATATCGAGATTATCGGACAAACAACTGGGCAGGCTGTTTCGAGCAATATTCAAATATCAACTTGGCGAGGAGGTTACGGTAGAGGAGGACATTGAAATGGCATTTGAGTTTTTCAAGAATCAATTCGAGATAGATGAACTCAAATATCAGGGCATTGTCGAGAGAAACCGGAACAACGGGCGTAAAGGAGGTAATGACAAAAACTCTGAAACGGTTAAAACTAAACCCAGTGGGAGCCAAACGAGCCACTCGACCCCAAATAACCCAGTGGGAGCCAAACGAGCCAGTGGGGGCTTAAATGAAAATGATAATGAAAATGATAATGATAATGATTTAAAAGAAACTTCTCTATCGAGAAGCAAAGAAAAAGAAGAAGATTTTGGCAAAGACGTTGACAAGCCACTGACAGAACTGCGTGAAGAACTACTCTCAAATCAAACGTGGATAGAAACGCTATCGATGAACAACCACATCGACGAGAACGAATCGAGGTTATATATCGAGGCATATATCCGTAAACTTCAAAACGAGGGCATTGCAAGAAAAAGCGTCAGCGATGCACAACAACACTTTGCCCGCTGGTTAATAATCGAACTAAAACGAGCACGAGATGAGCAATCCGGAATCCATCAAAAACCTAATTCCAAGACCAAACAGGAGCGATATGCAGAGTTTGCAAAAGCCATCGCCACCAAGCTGGCAACGGGAGATACTGGCAACTTACAAGACGGGGGAGAATCTGCTCTACCTTTTTAGCCCAGACAAGCAGACGGAATACTGCAAAAACGAGGAGCGTTGTTTCACCGGACATGCACCGAGTATTTCAAGAGTTGCCCGGACATTTGGAGATAGCGTAGCTGAATCATGGCTGTCCATACAGCTCTTTGAACTCGCAGAATTTTCAAAAGTTCGAAATGGCATGGAACCAGCAGATTTTATCGAACTGGCACGGACAATTATCTTAGGCTATGGCCGTTTTAAGCTTACCGAGTTCATGGTATTCTTCCAGCGATTCAAACAAGACAAATACGATCAATTTTTCGGCACTTTTACTCCGGGTACAGTGACAAGGTCATTGAAAAAATTTAATTCTGACAGGGAGAATCTATTGCGGTTCTATGAAGACAAAAAAAGGCAGGAGGAAAGGAACCGGGAATGGGAGCTGCGTGAAAAGGAGAAAGCGACACCCGGTCAGATTCAAGAAATTATCGACAAATACAGCAAAAAGGAAAGTTAAGTATGAAAGACATAGAGCTTTACAACGACTCATTCCAGAATTATAAAGTCTATGGGCTGCCAAAAG